CATAAACAATCCTAACATTTAAACCTTTTTGTATTTTAGATGGTGATCTATTTATACGATCATTCTTTTTGTGTGCGTATTTAGTAGCTGACTTTCTGTATGATACAGTCTTAACGTCATAGTTGTGATACTCTTTTGTCTTAGTGTTATAAGTTATAATATCTATTGGACCAACACCACCTAGTGCTGTGAATACAATTAAGTTTGGATCTTTAGCAAAGTGTGCTTGAGCTAATGCTTCAGATACTAATCCTTTGTCTGCCTTTAACAATTTAAAACCCTGTGTTGTTTATTTAACGAACTTTAGAATAGAAAGAATAGAACCAACCAAAGCACCAACAATAATTAGGAAAGCAATAACACCCTTACCCTTATTCATATCAGCACGAAGATCTTTAACATCAACTCTTAACTCATCTATTGTTTTGATAAGTGTACTCATTCGTTCAGCACAAATCTTTTCATGTGCAGATAAACGAATAGAGGTACCAGATGTAGCTGTTTTCTTTCTCTTCATACACAAGGTATAGTGTTTGTGGATAAAAAGTCAATTATAGATTGTGTTGAAAATAAGGGTGGCTATTCACCACCCCTATTATATAGACTATTCTTCTTCGTCTTCTTCTTCGTCTATATCAAGATCCTCATCTTCTGATTCATCATCATAAGAATCTTCTGGATTTATCTTTAGCTCAAGATCATCAAGGAGATCTTTAATCTCATAGATAATATCTTCAGCTGATTTCTTTTTCTTTGCCATGCAAACTCCTATAGTTGGTTTGGCATGTGCGAGATAAAGTTAATTGAATAATAAGTAAATAAAATTATTTTTTATAACTTATTGTTTTATAACTATTATTTATTTATTTTTTATATAATTTTTCTACTGTATCTGCGTAGTTCTTCCAGAATGATTTTGCATCTTCAAAAGCATCTGCATAGAACTTAGTCCAGTAGTTTTTAATATCAGTATAGTTTAACATAATATTCTCCATTGGTTAATGAAGTCTATATAGGTTAAATTATTATATTTTCAATATGGCTTTGATAGATTCAATAGCTTTGCTAAGTTCATCTTTGTAAGCGTAACCTACAGATACTCCAGCTATTAAACCAATAATAAGTGTAATCATATTATTTCTTGTTTAGTTGTGTCATAAACATACCATGATACTCGGTAGAACCCAAGTGTGTTATTGGTGTAGATAGATCTGTCCAGATCTCAAATCCACACTCTTCAGCTAATCTACAGAAGTAATAGTCTTCAGATAAGAATCTATTTACACCATCTTTCTCTTTATAGATTCCAACAGGGAAAAAATCATAAGCATTATCTGATCCTTCTATTCCTGTTCTTAGATCTGGTTTATATTTAAGCTGAGGATTCTTATCCATGATAGTAGTAAAGACTTCTTTACGTATCATCATAAAACCTGTGGCACTTTCTTTTACCCTTGCGAATCCCTGTTTAAATTCTGTGTTAGGATATAGATTAACATTGAACTGCAAAAGATAATCACGCATGAGTTTCTCATCTATATCTGTATTCTTCTTGATACGATCTAGTAATTGCTGCCAGTAAAATCCTTTGACAGGATAGGTGCAGGTTACAACTTCTTTATTAAAGTCTATAACTCTTAACAAGTTCTGTAATGTGAATCCTATGTCAGCATCAATGAATAATAAATGCGTACCATTAAATTCTTTATTATCTAAGAACTTAGTTACAAACTTATTTCTAGCACGATTGATTAAAGATTCAGTGGGAAGTGTTTCTATTCTTAGATTGTGTCCCATATCATTTAAAGGTTTGATGCAATTAAATAATGAATGGAATGTTAAATTGCTGATGTTGCCACCATAGCAAGGTATCGCTACTAGGATATTCATTTGTTATTTAAATTGCTTACCAGTTACCCAAGTTACTAATGAATTTCTTTCACCTTTAGTTATTGGCATAACTTCGTGTAATACATAAGATGGGAATATAATTAATGTACCTTGTTCTTTACTCATAATAGTTCCTTCTTCTTCTCCATCATATAATTTAAGTTCTCCACCTTCGTAATCTTCAGGATTTGTAAGTTGGATAGATATAGATAATTTTCTAACTGGTGAATTTATTGCTCTATCAACGTGCTTTCCATATTTACCAGATGGTGCTTCATAGTTAGTAAATTGAAATCCTTCGTTTATTCCAAACAAATCAAATTTAAAAAACCTTTCATTAAGATTTAATGTGATGTCAGTAACTCTACGAAATACCCAATCAATACCATCAATTGCATATAACCAAGATACTTTAGAATCTCTAACATCAGATTCGCCTTTAGTCTTTCCTTTAATTAAACCTTTGTCTTTTGCTATGTTAATTATTGTTTGACATTCTTCTTTTGAAAATGCGTTATTCCAAAATGCGTAAAGATTAGTTTGATCTACTTCAAAATTCCAAGATGAATTTTCAAATTTAGGCTCATGAAGTTTTATTACTTCTGACATATATTTCCCTTTAGTTTTTTTTAAATTACTATACTTCTACTATATCCCAAGTCAATGTTGATTCATTCCAAGTATATATATTATCATCTTGTGGATAAGCAACTGGTGCATTCCAAAGACAAGTATCTTCGTTTAATATCCAAGAGTTAAAAGGTTTCTTAGGAATAAAAGCATCTCTATCTTCATCATAAGTATAACCTATACCTGCATGATTTTTTCTTAAAGGTGTTCCTCCATTATTATGAACTCCACCATGTGTGTTGTAAGATGTTTGTTTCCATACAGGATAACCTGTAAGTTTAGTTAAGAAATCAATACCAATAGATTCTTGTTCAATTCCATTTGAGTCATGAAGAACTTCATTTACTACTGAAAGTACTTCAATTACTTTATTATTTAATCCTATTTTTGCGAATGATGCCATTATGCTGTGTAACTCCCTGAACCATTAAATGTTAAAACTGTTTTTCCTGATACTCCTGTAGCAACAGTTGGAGAACCAGTAGTTGTTCCTGTATAATTTGCATCAGGCATACTTAATATAACAACTCCTTTTCCACCAGCACCAGAATTTGTACTTCCAAAAGCGTAATAAGAATTTCCACCACCACCTCCACCAGTATTAGCTGTTCCTGCTACTCCAGCACCAGAAGTAGTAGCTCCAGCACCACCTCCACCAGTTCCCCCAGCACCTGGATTACCACTATAAGCTGCACCGCCACCACCACCAGCTCTTGTTACTGAAGAACCTGTTATTGAAGAAGCTGTACCAGCACCACCATCTCCTCCATTTGGAGCAGTTCCATTTGAACCTACTGCACCAGCACCTCCACCTCCTCCACCTCCATAAAGTCCACCTTGTCCACCATTATTTCCTTGTGATGGAGATGTACTTGGTGTGTTTCCTGAAGAAACTGGAGTTGTATTATAACCAGAATTACCACCTCCTGAACCACCATTTTTACCAAATCCTGAACTAGGAGAGCCAGTAGCGTCAGAACCACCACCTCCTCCTCCAGTAGAAGTTATTGTTGTTAAACCTGAACCTGAAATTGAAGAATTTGAACCATCATTTCCTTTTGTTGATGTTGTACTTACTAAAGCACCACCATCTCCTACTGTTACTGTAATTACTGTTCCTACTGCTACTGATTGTGTTGAAGTTCTATAACCACCAGCACCTCCTCCACCACCATAATAATATCCACCACCACTAGCACCACCAGCTACTACTAAAAAATCTATAGAATAAGTAGGTGGACTATCTGTTAAAGAAGGTGCTGTTCCTTCATTAACTCCTGAATAAGCCAACCAACCCTGTGTTGAATCTATATAAACTAATCTTGTTGCTTCTCTATTTGTTGTAAGTTTAACATCATTATCAGAACCATTTATTTTTGCTGTTGATGTAATAATAAGATTATTGGTAGCAAAAGTTGCAGCATAATCTACGATTATAACTTCATCTCCAGCACTTGGAGTTGCAGGTAATGTTACTGTAAATTCTGCTGATGTTGTGTTACAGAAATATCCTTTATTAGCAGTAGCAGTAAATCCTGTTGTTTTAACAGTTGTATCCCAATCAGCAGTTCCATCTGCAGAAATTGTACTAAAAGATAATACTCCAGAACCATCAGTTGTTAATGCCTGTCCAGCAGAACCATCAGCATTAGGGAATTTAATTCCATCTAAATTTAATTTACCAGTACCTTTTGGAGTAAGTTTAAGATCAATATTTGTATCATCTCCAGTAGCTGCTATTTCTGGTGCATTACCAGTTGCAGAATTTGTTACTGTTATTTCATTAACAGCACTAGCTGTTTCTGCAAATTTAACTAATTCTAATGTACCATCACCAATAGATTGTCCATTGACATCTAACATACCACCAAGTTGTGGAGTTGTATCTTGTACTAAATCTGTAATACCACCTGAAGTAATTGATACCCAAGCAGAACCTGTATAATATTTTAAAACAGTACCTACTGAATTGTAATATAAATCTCCTGCTGTTAAAGCATCACCATCATTATCTAAAGTTGGATCTGTTGTTTTAGAACCTAAATAAACATCATCAAAATTATCAGCTGCTGCTAGAGCTGCATCTCTTGCACTGTTTGCCGCATTAGCTGCATTACTAGCAGTGTTAGCAAAGTTACTAGAGTTATTAGCAAAGTTACTAGAGTTAGCTGCATGGTTACTAGATGCATTAGCAAAGTTACTAGAATTAGCAGAATGATTAGATGAATTACTTGCATGATTGCTAGAAGCATTGGCAAAGTTTGAACTGTTTGCCGCATGATTTGAACTGTTGTTTGCAAAGTTAGATGAATTGGCAGAATGATTACTAGAAGCATTTGCACTATTAGAACTATTGTTAGCAAAGTTGCTAGAATTTGATGCGTGGTTTGCTGATGTGTTAGCACTATTGCTAGAATTGTTTGCAAAATTACTTGAGTTACTAGAATGATTTGATGCTGAGTTTGCACTGTTGCTAGAATTATTTGCAAAGTTAGAAGCATTGCTAGCAGAATTTGCAGAAGCATTAGCATTAGCACTTACATCAGCTAAATATGTTGATGCAGTATTAGCAGAATTTGAAGCATTGTTTGCAAAATTAGAACTATTTGCAGAATGATTAGCAGATGTATTAGCTGAGTTAGATGAGTTGTTAGCAAAATTAGATGAGTTAGACGCATGGTTAGAAGCTGCATTTGCACTGTTAGTTGCAGATTGTGCGTCAACAATTAAATCCCATTTAGCTACATCAGTATTAGAACTGATAGGAGTAGAACCTG